TGGTTATATTCGCCGTGAAGCAGACGGATTCATTCTTGAGAATACTGCTGCTCCTAACAGTCATACGCTGGGTGCATTTTACTCTGAATCGACTGTAAACAATAAGGCCATTCCATTGACTGAAGACGCTTATCTGCCGGGAGTTTATGTGGCTACTGAAAACAGGGTGCCGTTTAATGATGGGAAGTACACTGTCCGCTATTGCCAATCGGACGGGACAATTATAGCAATAGATTATTGGGATATTGCAGGTGATGCGGTCGGAAATCCTGCTGTCGTTGTGAGTGATAAAACTGGATTCTCTTTGTCCGCAACAGGTCTTGACCTCATTCTGCATGGGGCCACTTTCATGGTTGCTTTGGCTACCGCAGTTTGGGAATTGGCCACCAGAACTATCACAGCATTACCGGCCATAGCTACAGATTGGCTTACCGCTGCCGGTGTCAAGGCTGATGCCGTGACAAAGATTCAGAGCGGATTGGCTTTAGACAGTACGGTGGCTAAAGACGCTACGGTCTCCAAGCCGGGAACAGCCCAAACGATCACGCCACCGACAGATATGGCGTTAAACTCGACAGTGGCCAAAGACGCTACGGTGATGAAATCCGCAGGTTATACCACTCCGCCTACCGTTGATGCAATAGCCGTGGCAGTCGAAACGCACATAATAAACGAGACAGACGGGGAGCAGGTTCTGAAAGCGATAACGGATAAGATTGCCGCTGTTGACCCGTCGCTTGGAGACCTTACTTTATCAGCCATCGCTTCTGCGGTAAGGACAGAGTTGGCTGTGGAACTGGGAAGAATTGACGCGGCCATAACTTCAAGACTTGCGGCGGCAGGAATTACGATTACCGGTGGCAAGGTTGATGTGAATGACAAGACCGGTTTCGCGCTTACTTCTGCCTATGATGCGGCCAAGACAGCCCCTCCGACAGTTGTCGCTATCCGGACGGAAATGGATTCCAATAGCACGAAGCTGGCTCATCTTAATGCAGATATTACGACTCGATCAAGTCACAGCGCCGCTGATGTTTGGGCAGTCGGGACCAGAACCTTAAGCAGTTTCGGGTCTCTGGTGACAGATGTAGCCGCGGCCGTCTGGGGAGTATCAGTAAGGACGCTTTCGTCTATCGCTGACTCAGCCGGAGTGACCACATTACTGGAACGAATTACCGGCGCAGTGGCGCTTGCCGTAACTGCTTTGTCCAATGTAACCTGGACGGACGCAAAAGCCGTGTTTGTTGACAAGAAAATATCGGAAGTCGGAGGCGGCACTCCGCCGACAGTTGAGGAAATTCAGGAAGGTCTGGCGACAACACAGAACATAACAGATGCAGTAACCGCCATTGAAGGCGCGATTGGCGAAGCGGCTGATCCCTGGATAGCTTAATTGCCCGGATCATATCCTCCCGGCTCCGCCGGAAAAATCATCGGTTCGTATCTTCCCGGGACCGGCAGCGGATCAGTAAACTATATTTACACCTTGAGAGATGCTGAAACCGGCGTTCCCATTCCCGGCGCGGATATCCGGGTCAGCACCGATATAGCCGGCACGATTATCATTGCATCCGGCCAGACGAATACTTACGGGCAAGTGATATTCCTACTGGATCCCGGAACATATTATTACTGGCGACAAAAAACCGGCTGGACGTTCAGTCCTGACCCGGATGTGGAGATAGTGACGACTTAGATGTCCCCCTTAATAAAGGGGGATTTAGGGGGATTTAAATTTTGACCACCAAATACGGAACAGGAACAGGCATACCAACAACAGGTCTCGGCGGCGGGACCGGAGTTCCCATCACGCCTCCGGCAGTGCCTTCAAGAGACGGCGATGCAATCTTCGGCAATGCCCTGCGCGATATCTTCGATTCTCCGCTGGGCGATGACGCTGTTTACACGCCATCCGGCGGCACAGCGATTGCGTGCCGGGTTTTAATTGATCGTAGCGTTATGTTGCAACCGACGGGTATGGTCGCCCAGGTCTTCGAGCGCGGAACAACGATAGAGGCGATTCTTGCGGATATCGGCAAGGAACCGAATCGCGGCGATACATTTGTAATTGGCACGGAAACATTTACCGTGCAGGCAATCGACAGCACCGACGGATTGACGGTGACAATGGTAGTGACATAGTGAGCCTGTGGATCCCGAAAGGGATCCCAAAGCGAACTATCCCAGGAGCGCAGCGACGTGGGATAGAGAAGTGAAAGGTAAAAGCGAGGAAATATGAGCGCAGGCAACACTTTTGCACTTAAAATTAATTCTAACGATCTTAACACAGTCAAGGCCATGCTGGCTGATTTGGGTACTGCCGCCCAGAAAGTTGTATATCGCGCCCTTAATAAAACTCTTACCGGAGTTCGGACGGATGCTTCCGCGGCGATCCGGGAAGTCATTAATGCCTCGAAATCCTCAGTTGATGAAACCTTTAAAATAACAAATGCGCAAATCGGAACCGCCACAGCGAAGATTACCAGCACAGGCAATCCTATTGCGTTGATTGATTTTACAGGGACGCGACAAACCAACAAAGGTGTTTCCGTCCAGGTGCGTAAAGATCGAGCGCGCAAAGTTATACCGGGAACTTTTATTCAGACAATGAAAAGCGGTCATAAGGGAGTATTTTGGCGCGAATATCATCAAGGCGGATCCAAAAAAAATAGAATGGAAGTTGCGGCCAATCGCGCAGGTTTTGCCTGGAGTGACAAGAAACAACGCTTTATTAATATGGCGTGGTTGCCAGGGATGTACCGATTTAAAATCAAAGAGCTGTACTCTACGCGCATCCCGGATTATTTAGTTCAAGGTCCTGTAATAGACAAAATACTGGATCAGGCCGGCCAGAGGTTGAAAGACAACCTGGATCACGAGACGGATTATGAATTGAGTAAATACAAGTGAATCCCGCTAAAAGCAAGCGAAGCGACGCTTGAAGCGTTGGATGAACTGCCCCTGAGCGTAAGCGAACGGGGTAAATGAGACCACTAAAGGGGATTTAAAATTGTTAGACACAATCAGAGAAATAATCATCAAGGCTTTTATGGCGCGGGCGGCTGTGATTACCGTCGCCAACGGCTATGCGACAGCCATCGGCTTCAAAGTATTGCGCGCGCGCAAGAAAATAGATCCCGATGATCTGCCGGCAACCGTTGTTTTTCCTAAACCGGAAACGGGAGTTAATTTATACGGGAAACGATCATGCACAATGACCATGAAAATAGAAGGAATTTGCGAGTTTGGCACTGAGGAACCGTCTGTCATCTCCGAACGTATTCTGGGTGATCTGAAGAAGTGCATCATGGCGCCGGAGAATCTTTTGACCAGTCCGCATTCCGGATGGTCCCGGTCTCCCGATTACATCGACAAAATAATTTACACCGGCGGCGGCACGGACGATTATCCCGATGACGGGGAGATGACTGTCGGTGCCTTTGCCACGTTTGATGTGACATATACGGAAAATATTAACGATCCATGCAGTCAATAAAAATATTGTCACTATAGTCCAGGAGAAGAAACATGAACGAACAAAATAATACATTAATCATCATCGGTGCGGCTCCCTGTGTCAGGGAAGATATTGACTTGGCCTTATTACTTGTCGGTTGCTCCTCGATCCTTGATCGTTGCCCCTTTGACTTTATGGCCATCGGCCTCGATGCCGTTGATAAGTATTCCTGGCCAGTGAAATATTTTGTCACGTATCATCCAGCCGAAATCGAAGAAGCAAAGGAACGCCGCAAAAAGGCGGGCGGCAATACTGATTACATGGTGATCGCGCATCAGCAGCACGCCGAAAAAGCTACCGGCCGGGACCTGGTCGGCTTGATTATTCCCTGCGAGCCGCCTTCCGGCAGTTCCGCTCTGCTGGGAGTCCTGGCCGGTATCCAATTAGGCTATGAAAAGATCATCGTTTGCGGCTGTCCGCTTACCGGAATCAATGACAAGGGTTATGACTACGCCAATTTCCGCGTCGGCTGGACGGCAAAATTAAGCGAAATAAAGGATAAAACGCGGGCCATGAGTGGATGGACAAAAGAACTGCTCGGCGCGCCAGATCAGGAGTGGTTATCCTCTATTGTCATTCCCGCGCAGGCGGGAATCCAGGAGGACTAAATGAAAGAAAATAACAAAATCACACAGGGCACGAGACTCAATGATAATGTTACAAAACTTGAACGTGGTGAATACTCTAAACAGTCAAATGGAACATGGTTTCTTTGTCTGCCAACAGGAATTCATGCCACAATTAATAACGAGATATGGAAAATAACTGAACACGAAAACAATACAATAACCGTTACCCCATCGATTAATACAACCAGTCATAACCCGGAATATAACTGGCATGGATATCTGGAAAACGGAATTTTTAGAGAGTGTTAAAAATGCAAAACCTTACACAACAATGGAAGCAACGCTTTGAAAAAATGTGGCATTATAACGATCAGGCGAAATACCGCCTGGGTTCCGCCGGCCAGCGGTATGCCCAGCAGTTTTTGGCATACATTCCTCAGGGCGCGACGATCAACGAATATGGCTCCGGTACCGGCCGCGCTGTTGTCGAAATCAAGCGCCTGCGTCCGGACACAAAGATCAACATGGTCGATATCGCTTCCAATGCTCTGGA